CCCAGACCTCGCTGATGATGCGGCACTTCCCGCCGATGTCCGCGATGACGGCGTGCTTCTCGTTGAGCTTGCGCAGCCAAGGGTCCACCGCCTCCTCGTGGGCACGTTCGATCTGCCGCAGGGCGTAGCCTTCCCAGTTCGGCTTGTCTCTGACGCTCGCGGCGATTTCGTTGGAGCCCGTGATCACCGCGAAGATCATTTCATCAGGGACCTCCGCCCGCACGAGGTCGCAGCAGACCTTGAACAGGGCTTCCGACCGGGAGGGGTACTTGGTCGGGTCCAGCGGGTCCTGCCCAGTAGCAATCAGCGCCAGCACGTGGTCGCTGATAGCCTTCCCGTGCTCATGGGCCCACTCCCGCAGCTCCTCCGTCCCGATGTCCGGGACGTTGCCCGTGATCTTCACCTTCGGACGGCCCCCGGCCAGGCCCTGCTCCGCCATCTGGACTCGAACCGCGGGGGTGAATTGTTCGATGGGGTAGCTGGCCTCATTCCACTCCACGAGACGGGCGAGGGTCGGCTGGCGACCCTTCTTGACCTTCTTCGCGGTGGGCATGTTGATCGTGCCCGGGAGGCGCATGATGCGGTCCACGTTGTGGCAGTGGTCCGCCTGAAACACCTTCTCCAGCTGGATGTTGTACGCTTCCAGCTCCTGAGCCTTCGCCACCGATCCGGCGATGTCCAGCTTGTCGGACGGGTTCAGACGCCAAAAGCCCTGATAGCCCCCGCCCGAGTCGATGATGACCGTGGGCTTGGGCGTGTAGGACTGGAGCAGCTTCAGCGCCCGCGCCCGCTCCTCCTCGAAGTCCTCCCCGGCTCGCGGGTCGATGTCCACGTGAAGCCACGCGAGGCGGGCCATGTCCTCCTTCGAGGCTTTCACGTCCATCGCCCGGCGGACCGGGTTCACGTGGAAGTACAGGTTGCGCTTGCCCTGATGTCCTTCGATCCACTCCGCGGCCTTCTGCCAGCGGTCGGGCATGAATGTGACCGTCTCCGTTTTCCCGTCCGGGATGATGGCCGTCAGGACCCACGGCCCCTCCGGGCACCACTTCTTCAGGAAATCGATTGCGTCCTTGGTCTTGTGTTTCGGCAGTTCCGCCATCGTTAATTCCCCCACCGCTTGCGATTCATCTCACCTGCCCGTTCCTTCATACCCGCGGCGATCTTCGCCCGGGCCTCCGGTGAACAGACAGTCCTTTCCCGGTAGCCGTCCTGCGCCATGCGCTGACGGCCCAATTCAGCTTGTCGCTGTTTCCGCTTCGGGTCGCCCTCCCAAGCCTTGCGCTGCGCCGGGGACAGTATCTGGCGGACCTCCGGCGAAATCGAGTCAGGGACCTTCCCGCCCGCGGTGAGGTTGAAGCCTTGCGGATACATACTGGCGTGTTGCCCAATCCAGAAGATTTCACGGGCGTTCAGGTTCTCCGGCTCCGCGATTTCGAGCAGCTGGAACTCCAGGGCCTCCGGTCCTTCGGTCGCAACGATTTCGCGCAGATAACGGTTGGTGTCGCCCTTGCGGTGACGTTCCCAGCGTTCTTCCACGTTCCGGGCTTGCCCCACGTATTTCCGCCCGGATGGTTTATGGCTGATCAAGTAGATGCCGCAGGTCTTATCAAAACCCCCAGTGTTCGCGCAGGCGCTCCACGGGGGCGTTCCCACTTTCCATTTGAATCAGCCAGAGGCGAGCGCAGCCCAGAGCGGCGGCGATTTCGCGCTGGGTCTTACCCGAGCGGCGGCGGAACAGCAAGCAGACCTCGTGGGGCTTCAGTTGTCCGAGGTGCTGGCGCGGTTGATCGTCCAGGCGGCGGTCCGCTTCCCATTCACGGTAGCGGTCCGGGTGCACCCCGTACTCCTTCGCGGCCTCAATTTGGTTGAGGCCCTTGCGGCGGCGGTGTAGCAGTAGGCTTTCGCCTTTGGTTGGTGTCACTGTAGCAGACATGTACAAATCTCCTTGGTTCTTGGAAGGCGTGTCCAACGCGCGACACAGACCTCATACAGGCGTTCTCGCGGAACCCGGCCCAGCATAGCAGCGGCCACCGCTCCATCGAATAGCAACCACTCCGTCTCCCCGACCTTCAGCAGGAGGAAGGCCCGGCCCCCGGCCCTGCGGCGGCGGGTCAGCCAGGTCCTCTGCTGGCGGGTGAAGTGGTCCACTCGAAGCGGTCCGCCCCTGGGCGGCCAGCGTTCAGCGAACTTCAATTCAATCCAGCCCTGGTTGTAGTTCACATCCGGGGTCCCGGGCACAATGGGGTTCTCCACGCGCACCGGGTCCAGCGACCGGATGACGGGGCGGAGGGAGTCCCACATTGCGGCTTCAGACATCTACCCACCTCACTTCGATGTTGTAACGGCGGGCGACTTCCAAAGCCTCATCAATGCGTTGATTCCACTCAGCAACCCACCCCGGATCGCGGCCCGAGTAGTCGATGCACGGGAAGGCGACCCGCTTCACGCCCGCCTTCCCCGCGGCTTCCATACAGTTCGGGCAGCAGGGAAAAGAAGTATAGAGCGTGAAGCCATCCGCAGGCGAGCCTAAAAAGTTGAGTGCGTTGACCTCTGCGTGAACAACGTGCTGGTACTTGTACCCGCGGTCAGCGTACAGCTCCGGCGAATCATCGTGCCCGGGCGGGAAGCCGTTGAACCCGGTCGAAGCCACGCTGTTGTTGGGCCGAACCAGGACGGCTCCGACCTTCGTGGAAGGGTCCTTGCTCCAGCCCGCGACGTGTTGGGCCAGCCCAACATAGCGGCGGTCCCGGCGGTCTTGACGTTCGCTCATTTCACCTCCTCCTTCAGCAAAACCTTCTGGGCGACGTTCCCGAGGAAGTAACCGCCCAGCAGGAGCCAGGTCAAGGACTCGAAGGCGTCCACCGGCAACTTGCCCATATACAGGAGCCAGACCAGGACCGCCTCCCAGATCATCGCCGCCCAGAACTTCCGGGAGGTCCAGCGCACGGCGATGTCGTTCATATCAGCCCCTTCTCGTTGGCGATCCATTCGGTGACGGTCAGGGTCGCCGTGCGGCCATTCTTCTCGACCGCGCGGACCTGTGACTTGGGCATCCAGACTTCCTCCTCACCGCCGTGGTCGATGAGGTATGCCTTGTCTGTCTCGTGCTTGATGACCACTTCGAGGTCCACGGTGTTGTCGTTGCTGCGGCGCATGTTCACTCCTTCTTCAATCGTGCGGCTTCGGAAGCCCGGCGTTGTTGCTCAAGAAGCCTAGCCCGAGTCCGCTGTTGGTATTCCGGGTCATTCTCCCACTTCGCTTTCGCTGAGGAGACGGCCCGGGCCTGATTTTCCTTCAAAACCTTCTTCATCTGGCTGCGGTAGTCCTCGTCAGTCCTCCAGCGGCGCTCCGTACCCCTCCGGATAAGTTCCCGAGTCTCCTGGCAAGGAGCCCCCGGAGCGTGTCCCCCGGGTTCCCGGTTGAATCCATGCGGGGCGAGGGTCCCAAGGCGGGCGATGTGGTAGCGCTCGCGCTCATCCAGCAGCTCCGGCGGACACACTTCCAAGACCTCGAAGCGAAAGGCATCCCGTCCATACCGGCTCAGGGCCTTCTCCAGGTGAGAGCGGGGCTTGCGAGTCGCCCCGTGCTCCTTCCAGCGGCGGTCGATGTCCCGGGATTGCCCCACGTAGCCCCGCCCGGAGGCGATGTGCGTGATCAGGTAGATGCCGCAGGTCACTGAGGAGCCTCCCCGTTGAAGCCCATGGAGTGGCCCCAGCTCTGCCCAATCTCCACGTCCACCTTTGACGGGAGTTCGAGCGGCGTGCACGTCCTCATGATATGGGCGGCTTCCGCGGCCTCCTTCATGTCGTGTACGCTGAAGGCGATCTCATCGTGGACCTGGATGATGATGTCCAGTCCGGCTTCCGCGCAGGCCACCATCGCCATCTTTGTCTGGTCCGCGGAGGAGCCCTGAATCAGCCGGTTCAGCCCCTTGTGGGTCCAGTCATAGTTCCCGTCCTTGTCCTTCGGGAAGCGGCAACGGCGACCGCTCAGGGTCGTGATGTAGCCCACGGCCTTCGCCCGGGCTTCGCAAGCCTTCGCCAGCTTCTTGATGAACGGCACCTTGTGGTCGAAGGTGTCCAGGAGGGCCTGACCCTCCGGCCCCGCGGCCTCGAACCTCCGCGCCCCTTCCGCGACCAGGCGCTGACCCTCCGGGCTGTTCACGTCGAACAGCTGGAAGCGGGGGCCACGCACGGCCATCATAGTCGGGAGCCCGAGCTTGCGGCACATCTTCGCCCCGCCCATCCCGTAGGACAGGCCCAGGTAGATTTCCTTGGCGTCCTTGCGCTTGATCCCCGCCATGTCCGCCATCATCTGGTGGTTGTCGTTGTTCGGGTCGTTGCGGTACTTGTCCCGGGCTT